CGATGATGAATAAGGACTGGTTCATGGACTATGCGGAACACGCGATCAGAGCGATAGACATCGTGACGCGCTGGTATGAGCTCAGAGGCTGGATAACAAAGAACGGCAGACATATACTCATTGGCGAGGATGGTGGAGGTTCTTCCGGCAGTGGAGCAGGTAGAAAAGCTGCCAAAAAGGTTGACAAAGCCGGGAAAAGTGGTATAATTAGTAGTGGAAACAAACTTGCCAAAGAAGGCGAATTTGCTATTCAAGATTATGAGATTGAAGATGATCTTGAATCCGTTAAGTCTTTTGAGATTTTTGTTCAAGAGCATTTGGGGATTAAGTACATTCAAGGTGTTGAAAATCTAAAAAACGGCACCTCTGCCTTGGAAATTGTTAGCGCCGCAAATGAACTTGCAACTGAGTTCGGGAAGAATTATACTCAAATTGAGATATACGATGGTGGGGGCAAGACTGAAATTGCTGAATCAGTAATGTCAAAACTCAGGTTAAATGTTCAGTTTATGAATAGACCAACTGCAACGCAAGCTTTGCTTGATAGCTGGGAGCAAGATGGATACATACCTAAAAAATGTAATAACACCCAGTATATTGGAAGGCATGAGTACTATCATTTATTATACCATCTCGATATATCGAACCCGAAATCAAGTATCAATACTATGTTGGACCGTTATTCAAAAGATGGCGGTATTCATATTTCTGACAATAGCAAGAAGAATAAACATGAATTTGTATCAGACTTGTTAAACTATAGTGGAAATAATAAAAAGGCGTTAAAACTAAAACGAGATATCCAAAGACTAAAGGAAAGGGAAGATGGCAATGTTAGCGGAAAATAAATGCTTAATTTGCAGGCATTATTTAGACGGAACGTTATGGGAACACAAATGCAAAGCATATCCCGGGGGTATTCCCGAGCGAATATTTGAGGATAATAGCAAAAAAAAAGATTGTAAGAGTGATTCTTATTCTTTTGAACGCAAAAGAAACCCTAATAAATAGGCTAACAATAACTATCAAACCGTCTGAGTGATCAGGCGGTTTTCTTATACCCTGACGGAGGTGAGAATTATCGAACTGAAAGAACTTTGCGAAAGTACGCTGAACCTTTTCGGAATAGAAAATGTTTCAAAACTTGGTGAAGAATTGCTGAATACTGCATTGTCAAATGACTGCAAAAAATACAGGCAGTTTTCTGATATGGTCGGTGATCTGACCGTTGACTGGCTTCAAAAGATTTTTCAATACTACGAAGCTGACAGAGAACAGAAGAAGCAGGACTACACCCCTCAGTCACTATGCAAGCTCTGTTCAGAGCTTACAGAAACAGGCGCTAATGTTGTATATGATATTTGTGCTGGTTCTGGCGCTCTGACGATTCAGAAATGGCGCAAAAATCCCGATAAGCTGTTTATCTGTGAAGAACTTGACACAAATGTTATTCCGTATCTGCTTTTTAATATGGCTCTCAGAAATATGAACGGCTATGTTATAAACAGAAATGTATTAACCCTTGAATTGTATAAATGTTACAAGCTTTCAAGCGGAGAACATTTTTCAACTGTCAGTGAAACAACTGAAATCCCGGATATTAGAGCTGACGAAATAATATCAAATCCACCATATAATATAAAATGGGAAGCTCCTGCACCAATGTTTGCAGATGAACGTTTTCAGGGAAAACCGATACCGCCTGCAAGCAACGCAAATTATGCTTTTATTCTTTCAGCTTTATCAAGAATGTCGGATAACGGGAAATGTGCGTTTATTCTTCCTTGCGGAGTATTAAATTCAAAGCCCGATCAGGAATGCAGAAGATACCTTGTTGACAGCGGATTACTTGAAACAGTTGTCGAATTGCCTGATAATATGTTCGAGTGTACGTCTATTGCAACTTGTATCTATCTGTTCAGCAAAGGAAATGAAGCAGTAAAAATGTATAATTGCCGTGAAAAGGCTGTTCAAGAAGAACGAGAGCAAAGAGGACAGTTCGGCGGTAAAAGTCATACAAACAGGGTATACAAAAAGACGTTTAACGTTCTCAGCGATGACCTAATAAGAACTTTGTGCGGTGAATGCGAGGATATAGAGAGTTTTTCGATAGCTGCATCGAAAGGAACAATTGCAGAAAACAATTACACGTTAGCACCGAACAGATATATTCGCTTCAAAGAGCCGGAGCCGCACCCACACAGAGAAATTAAAGACATAGTTGAAAACATCAATTATATTACAAGAATGCAAAACTCATGCAAGCTGATAGTTAATGAAACAATTGCCAAAGCGTTAGGGCTTGATATTGAGCAATTCAAAGAAAGCAAGGAGCATTCAGCAGAAACAGCAAAACAAATGAAAGCGTTAGGCTTGGAATTTGTTTCAGAGGACTATATCACATTTACAAAAGCCAAAAATGAGTTTACTTTCAAGTGCAATGATAAAGATATATTCCCGGATATACTAAGACAGTTTTTTACTGTATGGAAAAATCAGATAGCATTACTTAATACTATGCAAAATGCGTACTTAACAGAATTAAGAGATGCATTACTTCCTGACCTGATGTCAGGGAAAATAGAATTGTAGTTCCGCCCCCTAAACAAGGCGGTTTTCTTATACCCAGACGCAGAAAGGAGCTGACAGCAATTGACATAGTGAAGAACAGCAGAGCTTATAAATATGCGCTGTGGTGTGCAGAGCCGGACAATCACTATGTCGGGCGGTACGTCAGGAAGCAGGCGGTGATCTGGCTGGAGATAGCGGACGGTCAGAGCGATGAAGCGTATGTCTGCGAGAAGCGCTGGAAGAAGATAACGAAGCTGCTGAAGATCATCATGCACCCTGACCTCGGACATTCGATGTATGAGGGGCTTGAGGACTACGCAGTTTTATTCATATATGCCCTGTTCTGCACGAAGCGCCGGAGCGACAGTCTCCGGTACTACGAGACCGGGCTTTTAGAGATCGCGAGGAAGAACTTCAAGACGTTCACCTCAGCGGTCATTTTTATTATCGGACTGCTTACAGAGCCGAAGTTCAGCCGTTTTTTCAGTGTTGCACCGGATCTGAAACTCTCCAGTGAATTGCAGGTGGCAGTCAAGAAGATAATCAAGTCGAGTCCCTGCCTTGCGGACGAGAAGGTGTTCAAGCTGCTGCGGAAGGAGATACGCTGCAAGCTTACGGACTCTGAGTATACTCCTCTTGCGTACTCACAGGACAGGATGGACGGAAAACTCGCCAATATGTTCCTCGGAGACGAGTGCGGAGCAATGGACAACTATCCCATAGAAGCCATGCGCTCCTCACAGATCGTGCTGAGGGAGAAGCTTGGCATCATCGTCTCCACACAGTACCCGAATGACAACAATGCCATGCTGGAAGAGGTGGACAACGCCAAAAAGATCCTTGACGGACTACGGCGCGGAAGGGTGTTCGCACTGCTCTATGAGCCGGATGATGAGTTCAAGACCGGCGATGCTTGGATGACCTCGGACACAGCACTGTATCAGGCTAATCCGGTGGCATACGCTCATGAATACGTCATGGATGACCTGAGGGCGAAGCGTCAGGCTGCCATAGACTATGAGAACAAGCGCGAGAACTTCCTGTGCAAGCACATGAACATCCTCTACAAGGGGCTCGGTGTTGAGGGCTTTGTCGAGATAACGAAGGTAAGGCTGTGCAGAACGGATGCGGATGCAGAGTTCTGGAGGGGCAGACAGGTATACATCGGGCTTGACCTCTCTCAGACCGATGATAATACCTCGGTCGCTATGGCAACATATGACGCGGATGAGGATATGATATACGTCAAGGTCTGGGGATTCATCCCGGCTGACCGCACAGACGAGAAATCCCAGCGCGAAAAGGTGGATTACAAGAAGCTCATAGCCGCAGGAGAATGCTTTGCCTGCGGTGATGAGGTAATAGACTACAGCTTTGTGGAGCGGTTCATACAGTCGCTGCCGGAGCAGTACGGCGTGGAGATAGTTCAGCTGGGCTTTGACCGTTACAATGCTATCTCCACAGTACAGAAACTGGAAAGCGGAGAGGATCCGATCGAGTGTGTTGAGATCAGACAGCACAGCAGCGTCCTGCATCGTCCCACGAAGCTGCTGAGAGAGAGCATACTCAGCAAGAAGTTCAGATATGAAAGCAATCATATGCTGGAGATCAACTTCCAGAACGCCAGATGCACCAAGGATACGAACCTCAATCAATATGTCAACAAGAAGAAGTCCGCCGGCAAGGTGGATATGGTGGTATCTGTTATAAATGCGCTGTATCTCTTGCAGGTGAATGTGCTTGACAGCATGGAGCAGGGGTTCGGGTGCCAGATCATATGAAAGGATGTGTTTGAAATAGGACTTTTCAGACGAAAAAAGCGGCAGGAGATAAGGGCGGATACAGCTCAGAACGGCGAAAACACCATACTGACGTTCTTCGGACTGACCGGAGAACTGACGCGGGAGGCTGCGCTGAGCATACCGACGGTATCAGCCTGCATCGGCAAGATAGGGGAGACCATATCGCGGCTGCCGGTGAAGCTTTACAGGAAGGATGAAGAGCAGGTCACGGAGATATTCGACGATGACCGGCTGAAGCTGCTCAACGGCAGCACCGGCGACACTCTCAGTACTGTTGACATGTGGAAAGCAGCGGTGGAGGACTACTACCTCGGGCGCGGAGCGTGGATATTCGTCAACAGCGACGGTCTGAGTGTCCGGAGCCTGCACTATGTGGACAGCCGGAATGTGAGCATCATGTGCAACAATGATCCGATATTCAAGGCATTCAGAGTGCAGATAAACGCGCAGAACTATTATGATTTCCAGTTTATCAAGCTGCTTCGAAAAACCAGGGACGGATATACCAATATCCCGTTGCAGGAGGAAGCATCCTCGGTATTATCAGCAGCGTGGAACGCTCTGAAGCTGGAGAACATGATGAACTCCAACGGCGGCTGCAAGCCGGGCTTCCTGAAATCGAAGAACAGGCTCTCGGATGCGGCGATAGCAGCGATCAGGGAAGGTTACCAGAATGTCTACGACAACGAGCAGAAGCGTGACAAGATAATCGTGCTGAATGACGGCGTTGACTTCGAGGCGATATCATCAACGGCTGCGGAGCTCCAGATGAACGAGAACAAGAAGACCAACAGCATCGAGATCTGCAAGCTGTTCGGCTTCCCTCACACGGTCATAGACGGAGACGCTTCCGAGGACGACAACAAAAAGTTCATATCTGCGGTGATAGCTCTCCTGAATCAGATCGAGACGGAGCTGGATAACGTTCTCCTGCTTGAATCTGAGAAAGAGCAGGGGTATTACTGGGCGTTCGATACAAAGGAACTGACACGCGGCAGTCTTCTTGAACGTATGCAGGCTTATGAGATCGCCAAGCGGAACAACATCTTGCAGGTGGATGAGATCCGCCGTGAGGAGGACTATGAGCCTCTCGGCTTCAACTTCATCACCCTCGGTCTGAGCGATGTTCTCCTGGATCCTGCTACAATGGACGTATTCACGCCGAATACAGGTCAGACAAAGAACCTGCTTACCGGTGAGGAAAGGGCACTTACAGAGCTGAGGTATAGCGATAATCAGCCGAGAGATGCAAGAGGACGCTGGGCGGCAACAGGCGGCGGTTCTTCCGGCGGAGCAGGCAAGAGTATTGACAAATCTGCAAAAAGTGGTATAATAAAGACAGGAGGAGTGAAAGCTATGACTATAAGTTCTATTGGTTCTCCAATTGAGCAAAAGCATACGGGCAAGGGAAATCCGAATGCCATAAATACTTTTGGAGCTGAGCTTAATACTCGTCAAAAAGAACTCCTTGAACAATTGCCTGAATATGATAGCCGGGCTGTAGTGCCTAAGGATTCTGTTAATATGGCTGACTTGTCTGCACTTACAGCAGAAACAGGTCACGAATTTGCTATGTTCACAAAAAGCAATGAACGGCTTGTTATAAGAGGCAATGAGAAGATGGTCAACATTGATGTAAAAGAAGCTAAGAGACTCAATGAGGAAGGCTATAGGTGGAGCGGGCACACTCACCCGGGAGTAGATAACAATTGTTTAATCGCTTCTGCCGGTGATAGAGCAATACTAGATTGCTTTGAGCAGAAAACAAGCGTAATCTATAATTCTAAGGGCAACTTCCTCACGTTTGAAAGGGAGTGAGCATATGTGTAAACTTTTTGATGAATGGGCAACAGAGATTGAGATGTTTTGTCAGAAAAATGATCTCAGCTTTGACAAGGCAAAGACACTTTCGCAGTGTTGGGGAAAAGACGATCTTATCTTGCAGTACTACGATAAAGAAAAGGGGAAAAACGGACTGCTCGATGAAACACCTATGCCTGTTGTTCTCTGGATAAAACGTGATAAGAATGGAAATCTTTCATTTGAAAAAACTGAACATACTGAAAAATACCTTGGAAAAGTTTCCTAATACTTCAAAACCGCCCTCACTGAGAGCGGTTTTCTTATACCCAAACGCGCGCGTGATCATCGTGCGCTTTTTTAATAAATATGCGCGTAAGCGCGTGAAGGAGTTGATAAAATGAAAATCGAAGTAAGAGCTGACGGACTGCATATAAGCGGCTACGTCAACGTCACCGGCAAGCTGAGCAGACCGGTGATAACACCCAGAGGAAAGGTCCTTGAAACTATCGAGGAGAGAGCATTCAGTGAGGCTATCAAGAAGAACGGCGACATCACGGTGACACTCGATCACGATCAGGGGCACGCCTATGCAAATACCCGTGACGGTTCTCTTGTTCTCCGTGAGGACGCTATCGGACTTCACGCCGATGTGCTTATCACAGATGAAACAGTCATCGAAATGGCACGCAAGGGCAAGCTGAGAGGCTGGTCCTTCGGTATGTTCAACGTACAGGACGAAATGGAGAGCCGCGGTGAGGACGAGCTGCCGATCAGACACGTCAAGAGCCTTGAACTGGATCATGTGTCCCTCATAAAGGACAAGATCCCCTGTTATGCTGCGACCTCGGTGGAGTGCCGTGCAGGCGGTGACATCGACATGGAGCTGCGTTCCCTCGATATCGAGCCGGAGCTTGTCATCGAGAACAAGCCGGACTACAGCGATTATGAGAACAGGCTGAAAATGCTTGGATAATTACAAAAGTGCAGTCAACTGCACACTTAATACGTTAAAAAGCACCGTAACAGGTGCTATTTTTATACCCACATAATGAAATGGAGGAAAAACAATGAAAAAGCTTATTGAAAGAAGAGCCGGACTTGTAGTCCTTCTCAATTCCATGCTGGAAGCTGTAAAGACTGAGAACAGAGCCTTTACAGAAGAGGAGGCAAAGAAGTTTGACGAGACAGAGGC